CCGACCACATCGGGCCGGGCTCACAGTACGAAACTTTAAATCTTAGTACCAGTACCAGATGATAAGACCATCTTGATCAGCAAGAGCAGAGCCGAAAGTCAAACGAGCAACGCCTCCAGATCCACCATTCGCAGATACAGAAAACTCATCTTCGTCTGCGGCAGTATCACCGAGAGCTGTCATGTTGCGAAGGCTCAAACCATTCTTGAATACGAGAACAGAGTTGATGCTGTTGCTTGGAAGAGTCTCCGCGAGATCAATGGTAGTTGTAGAGCTACCGGAGATCTGTGCTCCTTCTTGTGCAAAAGTGATTCCGAGCTTGCCAGCAGTCACAGAAGAGCTTGCGAGCTTTGCGCTAGTTACACCAGAGTCAGCGAGAGCAGTAGTCCCGACAGCACCGTTTGCGATCTTTGCAGATGTTACAGCAGATGCAGCGATCTTGTCAGATGATACAGCAGAAGTCGCGATCTTTGCAGATGATACTGCTCCGTCTACGAGCTCAGCAGTGTCGACTGCATTGTCAGCCATCTTTGCATTAGTGACAGCATCGTCTGCGAGCTTGCTTGTGTCGATTGCAGTAGACGCGATCTTTGCTGTTGTTACAGCTCCGTCAGCAATCTTTGCAGTCGCTACAGCATTGTCAGCAATCTTTGCCTCAAGCACAGAAGAAGAAGCAAGAGCAGCAGATCCGACAGATCCGTCAATGAGCTCGTTTGCTCCGACAGAATCATCAGCCATCTTTGCATTTGAGATTGCATTGTCTGCGATTTTTGCAGATGATACAGCAGAGTCTGCGAGCTTTGCAGAAGTGACAGAACCGTCAGCAAGTTTTGCAGATGTTACTCCTCCGTCAGCGATTGAGATGTCATCGCCTTGCTTCTCAAGTCCACCGGATACAGTTACGGATCCGAGGCCTGTGAAGCGTTGAAAATCGATGTCTGTTGATCCGAGAGTCGGAGCTGTGTCATTGATACAGACAAAGCCTTGATTGTCGTATGTGTTACCTTCGAGAGCAAAGAGAAATGCTCCTGGAAAGTCGTCGCCCGCGTCCATATCTGTAGAGCGAGACATCGCGCTGTTAGCACCAGCGAAAACATAGACACCATTCTCAGCACCGTCTGTCTGACCGATCAAAAGAACACGATCATCATTTGAAAGATTGACTCCGTCAATGCTTGCAGGAGCTGAAGAAATATCGACATTTGAGTCAGATACGACTCGGACATTTTCCTTGACAGACAATCCAGCTGCAACAGAATCGACATAGCTCTTATTGGGTACGTCGTTTGCATTGCTCGGAGTGCCGACCTGCAAAGTACCGGAAGAGAAGTCATAAGTATCAGTCAAGTCGAGCTTGCTTGCGTCTACAGCATCGGCCGCGATCTTCGCAGATGTTACTGCTCCGTCGTTGATCTTTGCAGTCTCTACAGCAGAGTTTGCGAGCTTGGCAGCAGATACAGCAGAGTCTGCGAGCTTGGCTGTCTGGACAGATGCCGCTCCGAGCTTGGCTGAGTCTACAGCTCCGTCTGCGAGCTTGGCAGTCAATACTGCTCCGTCTGCGAGCTTGGCAGATTCTACAGATGCAGCTCCGAGTTTTGCAGCTGTGACAGCTCCGTCATTGAGAGCTGCAGTCAATACTGCACTTGTGCCGAGCTTGCCCGATGTGATTGCTCCGTCTGATATTTTTGCTGATGTGACGGCATTGCTTGCGAGTTTAGCAGCGATAATAGCCGAGTCGACTATCTGACCGCCTTTAATTTGTACTGATCCCATGAGAGATACTCCTATATAGTAGTTGGTTTATTTTACGCGTTTCTGTAGTCTCCAGAAACTGTTAGATGACTTCTTCCATGACGATCACAAGAGTGTCAGAGGACGAATTGCTTTGAAAGAAAAGAGATCGTGCTCTATTGCGTCCTTTCCCGATCTTAAATGTAGCCTTCTCGCCTTGTGCGACAAAATATTTGTCTGTAGTGAGCGCGACTCCGTCAGTCTGTCCTTGTTGCCCGACATAAAACTTATGTGATTCGCTCGCGACTGTGACCTGATTGCAGTCGTTCGGAATAAATACCTGGACGGATGTCGTGCCGTTGACAGGAAATCTTTTGATTGCTGGGAATGTGTCTAGTGATCGATAATCTTGTGCCATGTTAAAACCTATGTAGAAGATTCTGCAATATAGTCGACAGTGAGAAAGTCTCCTGTCTCGGGAGTGAAATCTGTAGTCGTGAATGTCGTTGAGTTGTGCTCACTAAACGTTTCTCCTTCTACTTGTCGGACACCATTATAGTAGACTCTGAGAGATCCTGCCTGATATTCTTCAGGCAATTCGAAAGACGTATTTGAGCCGTTACATTGAGAAGAAAGATCTGCTTGTTTCATGTCTCCTCCTGTGCCGCCTGACTCGTTGATAAAGAATGCAAACCTGAACACACTATAACTCCTCAAGCACGACAGAGATCTCTGCATTGCCCGACTTCGATGCGACGAAGATCGAATCGGGCCTGTTCTTCCCTCGTCCGAGTCTAAGCACAATATAGTTAGAAGAAGGCACAGTCATCTTATTGGATGGAATCGCTCCTCCGTCTGTGGCTCCATTGCGACAGACATATATCTCTTTGCCCGTTGCCCCGAGACTGATCTGTGTAGCCGGAGAAGGAAGAAGAATCTCTGTTACTGCGGAGTCTCCTGCTGTGAAGTTGTAGAATGCAGGATATACGTTTAGGCTTCGTAAGTCTTCGCTCATGATTGTCTCCGGTTGCGATTCTTCCATGCTTGCATAACCTTGTCACGATTTGCTGCATAAAACTCGGGATCTTTCAAGGCACGATCAAGAAAGCCCGGAGAGTCAGGAGCAGGGATTGCTCCGACGTTTGCTCTCGGAGCTGCTGCCTGTTCTCTCGGCTCAAGTGACTCTCCGAGAGCTTGGATCTGTGATGCTGTCGATGCTTCTTGCATGTCTCCAGGCTCGGCATTGTCTTCTCCGATCATCTTGAGAGCTTGCAAGTGTGGACGGATGGTTATCGGTGCTGTTTCTGGATTCTCTACTTGCTGATCTAGCCAATCCGAGAGAGTCTGTCGCTCTTTGTCGCTCTTGCCTTTTTGCGCGCGCTCAAAGCTCCATTCTATAGCCTCCACAAGATCGGGATCTGTCAGTCCATGCTTGGATATAGATTGGTATCGCTCGAATCGTTGCTCGGAGCTCTGGAGTCTCGTCTGCATCTCTGTCAGCTGCTGATTGAGGATGTCGACAGAAGACATTGCCTTCTCTGCTTTTGCGAGTCTGCTCTGTGCTTCTTCAAGTGCTTTCTCGGCTGTCGTTGCTCTCGTTGCTACCTTGCCGATTCTCTCTTTGATGATGTTTTCCATTTCTGATTTGAGGACATAAGTACGTCCTTCGTTTTCTATCTCTGTCATTGTAGTCTCCTATGAGGTTAGATTGAGTATTGAGCTCGTTCTGCTCGGATTCTCTCGAGCTCCTGCTTTGCTTCGATTGGATCAAGATCGGGATTCATGATCTGCATTGCATCGACTGGAGAGATAAGTCCTGCGCTTAATTTCTGGATGATGTCTTCTCGTTGTGCTCTCATCTCTTCCGGGGAAAGTCCGAGAGGAGTATATACGACTCTGTATCCTGTCTCCGGCAGATTGGCATTCAAAAATCTATTGCAGAGCATCGCACACTTAGAGAGCATTTCTTCGTCAGCTCTTCGGAATACAGGAGCGTATCTTCTCTGTGCTTCTCGCTGTCCGTCTCTTGAGATTGACAGTGCATATCCGCTTCTTGGATCTCCGCTTTGTCTGAGGACCTCGGAAGAGATACCTGCTGCTGTCGCGACTCTGTATTCATACTTTGAGATACTCTCCAGAAGCTTCTCGGGATCGGAGTATGTGAACGAGCCGATCAGCGGCTGTCCTTGCATGTCTGGATCTGTTTGGAACATCAAGATAGAGCTCGGATCGGTAGAGATTGCAGATCGTCGTCCTGTGAGATCTCCTTCGAGCTGAGAGAGTCCTGCAAGATGCAAACCTGCGACATACTTCTGCGGCCAAGAGTTGTCGCGTACACAATGAACATAGAACGAGAAGAGGACTGCTGCAGTCAATGAACCGTATGCAAGCTGTGCAGCGTCGAAAGCATTGAAGAGCTGTCCTGTCTTCTCGGCATGATATAAGACGACAGGCAAGAACGGTACACCTTCTTTGCTGCGATAGGGATACGAGTCTCCTCGCATCGCTTCATGTCCCATGTATATCTCGCTCATATCCTTTCCGACTCCTCCGGCAGGAGTAGCTTCGAACATTCCAAAGAGAGGAGCATTCGGATCTCTGATGTCTAGGATGTCCCAAACCCAGATAGCCTCTCCATTTTCGGGATTCATTCGCAGACGTAGTTCTTGATAGTACAAAGGTATATCGGGAGCATCCTCTGAAGCTGCGCACACTACAAAGTCAGGAGAGACACAACGAAAAGACAGACCGGGCACTCGTGCAACGTCTCCAGGGATATGAGGAGCAACATCGACTCGCACAAACAT